TTTGCGTGACAAGGTCTCGAAGCTTTGAAAGTCTTTGAGTATTTGCTGCTTCTCTTGGCAGCTTGTGTTCCGCCGGAAGCGCATTATCAAGTTCCCGTAAAAAGTCTCTGCCGAGCGCATCAATGTCGTGCTGGTAATCATTACAAAGCTGCTCAAGACTGGTACGGTTCCAAGGAAGCCCGGTACGCCACATCTGGGCCATAGCGGGAAGTGCTCTGCACTCTAATGTGTAAGCTTCGGAAAGCCTTGCATTCTGTAGCGCCGCTGTAAGTGGATAATCCAGCTGCAGCAGCACCTCAACATCTTTAGCGGCATAGACCAACTGGTCTCGACTTAAGACTGGAACGCTCCAATCAGACCGCTGCTGTTCCTTGTCCAGTTCAATTTTGAGAACACGTTTGGCCACATGGGCTAGTCCGTGCCTGAGATTCGGCGTTCCATTGTGGTGGAGCTTACTGGCAAGCATGGTGCAGCCGATTCGGCCACGCACATAGATGCCATGCTCTTGAAGCCAGCCAAGGTCAAACACTGCGTTGTGGGCTAACCAGTACCGCTCACCGTTGGTAAAAAACAGACGGAGCTTTTGCCAGCCATCCGTATCTAGTTCAAAGCAGTCAATGATGACAATGGTTTTACTGACTTCGCAGCCCAGCTGGATCAAGCGAAGTTTGCCTATTTCAGGCTGTAGCTGGAGCGTTTCAGTATCGAAGGCGATAGAAATTGATGTCGAGATCCTGTGCAGGTGCTCGACACCAAAGAACAAGTTGTAGTCAGACATGGGTGGTCTTCAAAGAAGCGTGTATTCAGGAAGTGGGCCTGTCCATTCGGACTCGTGCTGGCCTTCGGGACTGTACCAGCCGGTGTCATCTATGCGCCATCCAGCTGTGCAACGCTTAAGAGCCTTGTAGTTTTCCCAAACAGGTTCTTCAGGAAAAGGATTTCCGTAGTCGTGTTCCCAGTCGAACTCGCTGATGCCGGTGGGTGTGTACCAGCCACCTTCGTCAGCTTCCCAGCCTTCTGCGCTACGCAGTTTCCAAAGCTTGTCTTCGTCGGCCATAGCGCGATCAACTTGAGCAGCGTTTACAGCATAGTTATCGAACCAGGCAGCAACCCGAAGGTTGTAATCTGCGGCTTCACTCTGTGCGTAGCTTGGAACGTTCTTAAGTTTTACGCTTGCAAAGTTGCTGGTGTCAAATGGGTGTGTAGACATAATCAGAAAGTTTCGTAAGAGGTTTGCAGAAGGTTTTTGATGATTACCTCCAGCTCTGCAACCCTATCAGTGGAGTCAAGGGCGCAGATAATTGGAACCTCAGCTGTAAACCATTTGTAACCACAGGCCGGGCATTTGCGGCCTCTAACTACGCTTGATTCAAAACGAGGCTTGGTTTGAGTAACCCACCGATCACCCTTTTGCGGTGACCGGTTGCAGTCTGGGCAATTCATGCAAGAGGGTCGTCATAAGGACTGGTTTCAAATTCCAAAATCAAGCGGCATAAGTACCACTTAGCTTTGCGAAGGTCTTCAGCCCCATTTTTTTGGCGATACCTCCAGATGTATTTGATGCAATTGCCGCGCAGATAACCAAAAAATTCTTCGGTTGTCATTGCGGCTTTGATCGCCTCAATACACTCCACGCCGCTACTGCTTTGGTAGTGCGCTGGAGCGTTGACAGGATCAGTCATCAAATTCAATCGGAGGAATAACGCACCAGTCAGTAATCCAGGGCAGCATACGCTCGACCTGTTCCCGCGTCGGTGCAGTCGTATGGTCTAGTGGTTCGTCCCAGAGAATGACTGCTTGACAGTGTGCAGAGTCAAACTCAGGGGGGTCTAGGTGGGTTGCAGGTAAGACCTGCACAGCATCATCGACAATGGCCTGAACATGCAGAAGATCCGATCCTCTGGTGTAGCCATAGCTGATTAGTTGAGCGTGGGCCATGGTTGGGCTCCGAACGACTTGCTTACAGTAGCACACTATGTCAGATGTGCCGTAATGCTGGGGAAGAACTCATGCGCATAGGTGCTTAAGACGCTGGCATCAATACCAGAATTAAGAGCAATCTCTATGTCCCGTTCCAAGCGGCAGAAGTCTTCAGGTGTGTCATGATACAAATCTTCATAAACACTGATGGGCAGTAGGTCTGTTACATACGCCGTATACCGCACAATCGCTAAATAGGGCGTCGGTCCCTTGAGTTCGTAGTACGTGATGGTGGCCCACTCTTGCATTGGAGCGCAGTACCTAACACCAGTCTGGCTTAAGAGCCAATCACTAAGCATAATGTAATAGTGAGCATATTTACAGTGGACCCAAACCGCGAATTTATCTACGAACGGTACGCCCGTCAAGTCTCCAGCTGCGAAGACACGAAAGAACTGCAAGAGCTGGCCTGCAAGTTCTTTCGCCTTTACTTAACGCAACAAGAAGTGGTGGCCGGTCTAATCAAAAAAGGCTGGTTACCTGACGATCCCGTGCTGCGTTGACAGCCTTTGGGCAGTTTCAACACGAGCAATCTTGTTTCTTCTTACCTGTTCACCGGTTTCCCTGAAACATCCCCTCTTTGTTTCCGTAGGAATGCAGTTAAGGATTTTTGAAACCTTGAACTGCAAAAAAACGTCATCTTCAGTTGGGTCGTCGCATTCATACCGCGCACTCTGCGTAGCATTACACAAGCAGCTAACCGCCCAATAGCAGAAAGCTGGCGACTCTAGTAGATCCCGAAGCATGATGTTCTCAGAAGCTTTGAGGACTTTTTCAGGCAGATCAAATTTAGGCATGGTCTTGAGTAGTAGTAGTAGGGTAATGGACCGCTGAAATCTTACACGAAGTCTTGGTCAAAGTCACCAGCCAAGAATTTATTTATCAATTTCTTCAAAAAGTACGTCCTCTTTACATCTATATCGTCCAACTTTGCGTCCATACGTTCCACCAAATCCGCAGGCATGTTGCTCACGGTAAAGGTTTGTTTCTGCGCTGGTCCGGTCGTAAGTAACTGCAACTTTTTATTTTCGGATTTAAAAGTGTTGAAAGAACTAATGAGCGTACCAAAAGCTTTGTTGTCGTACTTTGTAGACGGTTGCTGTGCAAGCACCCTAATCGTAGTGCCAGGCTCAATACTGGCAATAGTTTCCTGTTGCTGCTGGACTGGCATATCGCTATGGCAATAACACCGCATACTTGTAGCAGGGTTATTTAAGCGATCATATATTTGTGTCGAAGGTTTAATAATTGTACCTTCAATAAAAGGGCGCTTATTACTATCAGCAGCGGCAAAAGTTACACAAACTTCAACAGGCAGGCTGTCTGCATACCTACCAACCTTGAAGTTAAGTTCGGTTTCTTGCGACAGCATGTGAAGGTTTGTAAGGCCCTCACATACTACACAGACAAACCTAGGTCAGTCGGACCACTTGTCCCAGGCTGCGTTCATCAGCGTGTCCGATTCCTCCTTGGTACGGTCCATCTCCTTCGCGCGGGGATATTGCCCTGAAGGTCCAGTATTGGAAGAACCCGCACCAGCACTGGGTTCTGAGGGTGGACGACCTTCTGCGTCAGCCGCAATGTGTCCTACCTCAACGTTTCCACCCGCATTTAGGTTGGACACTTCTTCTGTTTCTTGAGCGCTGTCCATCCTGACATCCGTTCCACTGGAAGGGTTTTCCTTAGATGGACACACATACGCAACCTCTCCACACGCGAGAACAGCCTGGTACGTCTTTTTCCCGTACCTACCAACCCCTGGAACTTCAAGAATTAAGCCGCGCTTTACAAGGCGTTGGAGCGACTTCTGGATAGCAGCCGTTTTTCCACCCACTACTGGATCGGAATTGAGGTCTGTATTGGTGAAGGTGCGGGGATGCCCAACACGAAGCCTCTGGAGCACCCTCCCAGTAACGCTGGAAGGCGATACATCGCCCTTATCGACTTCTGGGGTGAAATCAGCCACAGAGAAGCTCAGGTCGTCCTCCTGGCGCATGATGAGCGCCGTACCGGAACGACCAGACCGCGATTTTTCAATCGTGATGATCCGGCTGTGCGCTGGAACGGAACCTTTTTCCACGTCCTCCTTGCTGGGCTTACGAAGTGACCATGTTTCATCGACAGCATCCCGAATAGCAGAGGTGCCACGAAATCCGCCCGCCTTGTTGGCATGGTGAATGATCAGGATGGTTGTTGCAGGGAACAGCACCCCGTTGTTTCTGGTCAGCCAATACAGCGGCGTTGCAAAGTCAGACTTGTTTTCATCAAATGCCCTACCACCAGAGCAACCAATCAGCGAGTCAATAACAACAAGCTTTGGCTGAACCTTTTCCATCAGCTTGATGAACTGGGCATAACGCTGGAGCGACCAATCGGTAAGCAGCTTTGTATTGGAGTCCAGCGGATAATCAACTTCTTCCAGCTGCTCTTTGAGCTGGATGAGTGGCTGGTCACCATTCAGGAGCAATACGGGGCCTTGCTGGACTGGAACGTGCCTACCACGGACCACAAAGGGTGCTCCAGTAGCGATGTGCTTTGCCAGTGTCCAAGCAGACATGGACTTACCGTCACCGCCGGAGCCGTAAATGAGCACAACGGAAGGATGTGGAAGCACATCAGGGATCAGATATTCACGCTGACCCTCTAAGTCTTGGAGCGCAGCCACATCCATAAGCCCCTTAGCGCCTTCAAACTGAATCTGGTCAACGATTAGTTTTTCGAGTGCAAATTGGTCCCGATAACCAGCATCAAGGGCCAAGCTATTGAGCTTGAAGTTCATTTCAGCGGGGTTATCCAGCTCCAGATAGGACCGCGCTTTTTCAATTACTTCCTCAAAGGACAGCGAAACCCGCTGATAGAAAACAGGCTTGGCTTCAACTTCATCAACAACTGAGCCGCAGCCATCACGGGTGAAGCGTGCCCGTTCTGGGTCGTAATGATCGGCCAGCCGGATAAGGCTTCCAAAGCCCAAACCACCTTGGGACTTAAAACCGTTTTCCCAGCGACTTAGGCACGGATCTTTGCCATCAGCCCAGTCATCTTCATATTCAGAATCTTGGAGCGACCATTCACGCCACAGGTTGAGACCTTCGTCACCAGGCAGATCTGATTGGAGCATTGCCCCGATCTGCCACCAGAGCTGTTCAGAGCCCCGGCCTTGTGGCTGGATGACTGACAAACAGGACTGAGCAATGGCGATGCGTTCTTCGGTGGAACGCATTGACCAGCGCCCATCACGGAGGGACTTACCAACTTTTTTGTCATTCTTGGCCTTGAACGACTGCTTCATTCGCTCTAAGAGCCACCCAGGAGCCTCTGGAACGGCGCTTAGGTCACCTTTAAGCGTATAACTACCACCAGAGGGGTAGGCACCGTTTAGAAGCCCTTGACGGCCCCACAGAACTTCCCAGCCTTCACCGCTAGCAGCGAGGCTGATGTCTGAGACCTCAGTCCAAAGTTCCTGCGGAACAGTGAACAGAAACTTTGCAGCCGATTTTTTGGGCGATGTAATGCGTGGAGCCTTGGCTAGGTCTTTGCCCCACTTGGCCTCAACAGCGCCAAGGTTGGCATCAACATCAAGGATGACCAGCCCTTCAGAGCGTGGTCCTGTAAAAACACCAACAGCCTGGAACTTTTCAGGCTCACGTTCAATGACC